ACTTAGGTAGTGTGCTTTTTATATGCTTTTATACTAAAAATGAGGTATATACTGTAAATGATGGTTTTTCCTCCTTTTCTTTGACGGGGCAGTAATGCCCTGTTTTTTATGCCTAGAGGTGAATATGGATGATATAAAGAAACTACTTAACTTTGATGTTTATTCAGAAAAGTTTATAAAAATAATCAACAAAGACACCGAAAAGGTGCCTTTTCTTATGAATAACATTCAAAGGCAAATAGACGACAAAATAAAGGAGATTGAAGCACAAGGCAAGCCTGTAAGGTTAATCATATTAAAACCGCGCCAGCCAGGTGTGAGCACTTTTGTACAAGCCAAATTTTTACATAAAACAGCTACAGCTTTTAATAAAACGGCTTTAGTAGTTGCGCATACAGACAAAAGCACAAATGCAATTTTTAACAAGACAAAATTCATGTACGACAATCTACCTGAGTTTATAAGACCACTGCGTAAAGCTTCAAATGCCCAAGAATTGATATTTGACAAACCGAGTACAGACAAAGGCAATACTATAGGATTAAACAGCAAGTTTAAAATTGCCACAGCGGGAGGTACAGGTATAGGCCGTTCTGACACACACCAATATGTACACTTGTCAGAATTGGCGTTTTATGAAGGCGACGCAAAGCAGATTTTCATAGGCATAATGCAGTCTATTCCAAAGACAAAAGATACGATGTGCATCATCGAATCTACAGCGCAAGGGTTCAACTTTTTTAAAGAAATGTGGGATAAAGCTTGTAACGGCGAAAACGAATTCGTACCACTTTTCTTTAGTTGGTTCGACCATGAAGAATATCAAATGCCCGTAACCGAAGACGAACGGGAGCGGATAATGAACAATCTCAACAAGTATGAAAAAATGCTTGTTGAACTTTTTAATTTACCGGCAGAAAGAATCAGATGGTATCGCTGGACGCTGGAAAATGATTGTCAAGGTGATCCTGACTTTATGAAACAGGAGAATCCTTCGACACCAGAAGAAGCATTCCTTCACACCGGTCGACCTGTATTCGACCTTGAAAAAGTCCAGAAGCGAATCGAACAATTAAGGGCGCGGTACAAAGCAAGGCCTTATGACATAGGCGACCTTGAATACAGCAACGGAAAAGTAAAATTTATCCCCAACAAATATGGCATAGTGAAAATTTATAAGCATCCCGAACTCAACCTCCCATACGTGATAGGTTCAGATACAGCTGCCGGACTAAAGGATGGCGACTACAGCACCGCATCGGTTGGTAATAATTCGACTTGCGAACAGGTTGCGGCGATTAAAATTCACATGGAACCGGAACCGTTTGGATTTGAATTATTTAAACTATGCAAGTATTACAATGACGCTTTGCTTTGTTTGGAAGTTCAGAAGGACGGACACGGATATACGACAATAAAAGAAGTTCAGAGATTAGGATACTACAACCAATACAAACGTCAGAATAAGGATAAGATTCACGAAGATTCCAAACAGCAATTCGGCTTTGAAAACACCGGAGTATCAAGACCTGTGATAATAGACCGGATAAGGGCGATTGTTAGGGAACAGATTGAAACCGTAAACGACCTTGATACTTTACTGGATATGACAACATTCATCTACAAGGACAGCGGAAAACCTGAACATGAAGATGGGTGTCATGACGACACAATCATTGCATTTGCACTACAGCACGAAGCCCGCTCACAGCAACGCGCTTATGTCCCCGAACAACCGCAGCAATGGGACAAGGACAAATATATCCATCCATCGGTATTGATAGATTCAACCACAAACCCGCAATTGAAGCGGTATTATCGAAAAATATTTGGGAGGAAATGAAATGGAATTCAACATGAACAATACCACAAAGCCAATTAAAGACATAGTTAAAAGGCCGGAACCTAAGAAAATATCCCTTGTAAAAATGACACAGGATGAATTGATGGAGTTTGCAGCCGAAAGGTTAATTGGTATGATGGCAACGTTTGACGAACACTTATACCGTTCTGACACTGCATATAAAAATTCCTTTGATGTTCAATTTATGTGGGGAATGGCAGCATACGCAATGTTAGGTTTTAGGGATATAAAATTTCCTATTGAAAAGTTCTTGGAGGAATACGGAAAATCACTTAAACGCGTACAAGTAAGAAAACGGATTATGGGGTGATCACATGTTTAACCCTATTAAAGCCCTAAAAGGGGTGAAAAAGAAAATGGATGAAATAAAACAATTTGACGAAATGACGCGTAAAGCTTCGCAACTCACGGAAGAATTTGAAGCCGCCAGGAAAGAAAAAGAAACATGGGACAATAAATTCGACCGCGAGGAACAGATATATACCGGCAATAGAAAATTCGGCAACACATATTCGGATTCAGCAACGGACGATGCCAGAACGCCGATAAGGATAAGTCAGGCGATTATCGAAGCACAAATTGACCTGAACATTCCCGAAGCTGTATTCAAGTCTATTTCCGAGGAAGACGAAGAATCGGTAAGAAAGTTACAGGCCGAGGCTGATTATGTTATCCGGAGCAGCGACCTTGACGAAATCAACTCCACCGCAGAAAGAGAAGTTAAGAAGCACGGAATGACGGCATATAAAGTCTTGTGGAATCACAACTACATCGGACCCGGCTTCCGTGGGCGCCCTGAAATAATCACAGTTCACCCCAAAAACATAGTGTGGGCTGCCGGTACGACCGACAAAAACAAATGTCCGGTATGGTATCTTCCTGAGAATCTGACCTTGCAGGAATGCATCAAAAAGTATGGCGACATTGCCAAGAAACTTCCTGAATATGGTCTATGCGCTGATATAAAGTATGATTCCGTAGGCGACGGTAAAGGTTCAAACGTCAACAATACAAACGATGTTAATTCAACTGTGGATCTGTTTACGCAGCAACTTTCGAATCCGTTGACCAAATATACTATAGTGGAAAAATGGTATCTTGACGATGAAGACGAATGCTGTTTGACGGCATTCAGCGACAGACTTATTTTGAATGAAACACCAAAGTTCTACCATAGAAGAAAGTATAATCCTGAAACTGGAGAATTTGAGCGCGACAAAGACGGAAACGAAGTCCTGCTTGACACTGAAACCGTTCAAGAAGATTACGAGATAGAGGAAGAACAGGAGATTGAAGAAGAAGGTAAAAAGATAAAAATTAAAGTTCCAAAAGTCAAGATTTCAAAGGACACGGAAATTCCTTACTACTACCCAAGGGGATTTAAGTCACTTCCTGTTATAATTCAGAACAACATTCCACGGTCAAAGTCTATTGTCGGAATATCGGACATTGAAAGAACTGCAGACTTTGAAGAAACCATGAAAAAAATGGTTTACAAGCATGAAGAAAAGATTCTGAAAGGCACGACTAAAGTGCTTTACAATGAACAGGTTGAACAGGAAGCCGCCAAAATGATTGACAATGACGACTTAACCGTTATAGGCGTGCATGATGTTCAGAACTTCAAGACTGTTGATTTTAAAGACAGTGGGCGTGAAGCTTTGGAATTCTATTCCTTCATAAGCGAACAACTGCAGTACATGATAGGCGTTACTTCCGTGTGGCAGGGCATAAACAAGGGCGAATCGTCTTCTGGTAAAATGACTGATTCGCTTATCAACCAGACTGCGGAAAAAATCGGTATCAAAGCAAATGAAAAGAATATCGCGTACAAACGAATCTATCAATTACTGTGCGACTTTATACTTTGCTTCTCGGATGGCGACAGACCGTACAGGAACGACAACAAACTGAAACCTGAATATGGAACTTTCAACAAATTGGACATGGTGAAACTTGACAAGAAGTCCAATAGATATATTTGGGGCGGATACGATATTGAAATTTCCGCCGAGCCTGCAATGAACAAAAACCGTGACCAAATAATTAAGCAGACTGTTGAAATGGCCGGCGGGGGTTATTTTGAGCCTACACCGCAGAATTTACTTGTGTGGAAATTGTTAGTCAAAACGAATTATCCCCATGCGGAATCCATACTCCAAGCTTTGCAGGAGCAACTTGACCAACAAATGCAAGCAGAGCAACAACAGCTCAGCCAAGAACAAGAATTACAGAATAGCCCAAACGGTCAATTGCTGAATTCCATAGTCCAAAAAATAGGGGGACAAAATGTTAACAAATAAAAATATAATTCTTTTGGGGGGCACTGGAACATTAGGGCAGGCAACGCTTGAACTACTGTTAAAAGAAGATATCCATTCCGTCCGAATATACGCAAGGCACGAACACACAATGCATTTATTAAGGCAAAAGTACGGAGAACACTCCAAGATTAGGTACATAATCGGGGATATCGGAAACAAAGAGATATTAAGCAGGGCAATGGAAAACATTGACACCTGCTTTAATTTTGCAGCCTTAAAACATGTCTGGACGTGTGAAAGCCAACCCCTTGAAGCGCTAAAAACCAATGTAATAGGTGTGCAAAACGCCATAGACTGTGCCATTGAACGCAATATAAAAACTTTCGTGCAAATGTCAACGGATAAGGCGGTAAACGCAATCAACACGTACGGGAAAACAAAGGCACTTGCAGAGGATTTGGTATTGAACGCCCCCTTATATCAAGGCAATAACCGCACGAAGTTTATCGTATGCCGCAGCGGCAACATTCTAGGTAGTTCCGGGAGCGTTTTAGAAATATGGTCTGAACAGCAAAAGCAAGGCTTGCCTTTGACAGTCACAGACTTAAACGCGACCCGGTACGGCGCAAGCAAAGAACAAATAGCCAAAGCTATTCTAAAAGCGGCTACAAGCAATTTAAGCGGTTTAATAGTATTGGGTATGAAAAGATATTCAATCAAGGAATTATTAGCCCAGTTTGGCGACTGTGAAATTGTAGAAACAGGCTTGAAGCCTTTTGAGAAAATGGATGAACAACTTTTTCGGGAAGGTGAGAAATTTACTCTTATGGAGGTTGATGAAAAATGAAAGCAAATGCCATGGAAAAGAAATGGCAAATTGAGGAAGATGCACGAATATTAAAACGTGCGGAAGAAATCAGACGAGACCCTAAGAGGCTGGAATCTGCTAAGAAAATTGCATCAGAAGAACTTACTGCCATGAAATCGGTAATGAAAATGAAACCCATAAAAGGGAAGTGATTTTATGATGCAGAACAAAGGAACATTCACAACCGGATGCCGATACGACAAAGACCCAAGCGGCACAAAAACGCACCACAAACCCAACGTAACCGGGCAGTACATACAGGATATGCTTGCTTCCCAAAGGGGCAACGTTGAATCAAGGGAAGTATCTGACATAGAAGACCAAAGAATGATGAATTCAATTTGGAATAGTTATCTTATAGAAAAGAGGTGATAGTTATGAAAAAGAGTATGCCTTGCAAGGGTTCATTTGTTCAGGGCGGAGGCGGTGAGAAAGAAACCGGCCTTATGAAAACACAGAAGGGCGGCGATCTCCGGGGCAAACCGTCAAAGAATGGCGGAAAAATGTCTGGAACGTATGGAGGTAAGTAACAGCCGGTAAGGGCGCTTTTTAATTTAACCGTGAGAATCGGGCAAAAAACTCATATGGAGGATTTTATGAAATTATTTGAATATTTCAAAACACCGTTTATGGATGGAGAAGGCGATAAAGGTGGAGCAGCGACCACCACAGCCACAACGGTA